TGTTATATTCTCATCTCCAATATATAATACTCAATCAAATGAGCAAATTATAAAATCAACAGAGTTTGTACATAACGGAAATACTGGCTGTACGCTTCGTGATCGTGTTAATGACGAAGGTGAGCGTAGACTTCAAATTGTAAAGGGCAGTGGACTAACAGAAACTGTTATTGAAAATAATGCTGGTACAATTGATGTTACTTCTGGTAAGCTATCGTTTACAGCGAGTATTAGTTCATTTACAGGAACCTATATAGAAATTACTGCAGATCCGGATTCAAACGATCTTGCACCTAAACGTAATGAATTGCTAACTATTCTTGTTGACGATTGTGTAATTACAGGTGAAGTAGATACAATGATTACTGGTGGTACATCAGCTGGTGTTAACTATTCAACAACTTCAAGGCATGAATAATGGACGAACATTACGTCAATAATGACTCACATAAAGTCAGTATATCATCGCTGATTCCAGATTTAGTTCCGGAACATATTAATCAGACGTATCCTGATTTTATTGAGTTTTTAGAATTATTTAATGACTATCTAGTTTCAGAAAATCGTGCGTCGCATTATGTAAACCGCATAGCAGATCAGCGGGATATCGATCTTGTTGAAGAACAGTTTTTAACAAACCTACAACAAGAGATTGGTATCTCTATACCTCGTTCTTTTGCCGCCGATCCTAGACTATTTTATACTAAGCTTGTTGATTTCTATCAGTCTCGTGGTACACCGGATTCTATTGTATCGTTTTTTAACCTGTTGTTTAATGACGAAGTAGAAATATATTTTCCAAAAGAGGATATATTCAGTCCATCAGATAATCCATGGACAGATTTTTCTGAAGACGTAAAAGCTAATGTTGCTAATTATACACCGACATTAACATATACTATTTCTGGAACAACAAGTGAGGTGACAGGTCAAGATGATAATGGCTTTTGGCTCTTGTATAATACTCCTATTATTTTTGTTAATGGCGTATTAAATACAAATTGGAAGTCAAGCACATACTATAGAACTTATGGATCTTCACCAGATGATCCAAATACCGATGATGATATTACTGAAACTCTTGCATATAAATTAACATTTACTCCAGCTCTTAGCAATGGTGATGTAGTTAAAATTTATAAGTCTGGTTCAGGGTCAACATCGAGATCGTTTATATCTGATGATAAGAGAATTCAAGATTCGTTTAAATATCAAAAGTTTTCTTATATTCTTAAAACTGGTGCCAATATTGATCAGTGGAAAAACGCTTTTAATAGATTGGTTCACCCAGCTGGATTTATTTTCTTCGGTGAGATTCTTCTTTTCATCGAAATACTTCAGAAAAATAACGCAGCCAATGTTATGCCTTTTGCGCAACCTGGTTTGCAACTTGGTGCTGGTCTTCCAGTTCCAATTATTATTCCTCCGGTAGAGATTACTGCAGCAGTAGTTGCAACTCGATCTGGTCATGGTGTGACATCTGCTAATCTTGGATATACTGCTGATTTAGCAACAGTATATTTTACTGAACAGATCATTAATGATAATACAAGACAGTCCAATAAGATTGGACCTAAACAATACTTAGAAGATTTAAAATTCTTATTGCCGAATCCAATGTATAATTTTCGTGATTATACCATTTCTGAGGCTATAAATAAAACAATAGATATAAATGCAACAGCAGAAATTACTATCTCTAGCATATAACAGGAGTCGAAATCAATGGCCGCCATTGTAACACAAATTTTTAGGCTAAGAGCTGCTAAGCAGTTTGTAGCCGACATGGAAGCGGTAGCGAACAATTATTACTTGTTTGTTGGCCGCTCATCACCGTGGACGGATGACAGCACACCGCCTGCACCTTACGATAACACACATTCACATACAACAGATGTATGGCAGAATATGACGTCACTTAAAAAGTTGGCTAATACCGATTTGCAGTTTGCTGCTCCTCGTTATCAGTGGATTTCTGGTACAACATATGCTGAATATGATGATCGTGATTCTACATTAGAATCTAAAAAATTCTATGTAATTACGGATAATAACCATATTATGCTTTGTTTAAAAGCTGGTCCGGGTGCATCTACTACAAACCCAGACAATACTGGTGTTACAGTAACAGGTGTTATTGATAATAGTGCATCTGATGGTTATATCTGGAAATATCTCTATACACTATCAACAACTGCTGCAAACAAATTCTTGACATCGGCATTTATACCTACAACAAATCTTACTGCTAACCCAGGCGGTGCAGCTGCACAGGCTCTTCAAGATCAATGGTCAGTTAAGCAAGGTGCTATTGACGGCGCACTTTATAATATTAAAGTTACTGCAGGCGGAACAGGTTACGGTGCGTCAGATAACTTTACGGTTGCAATTGACGGCGATGGTACAGGTGCAACTGTTGTAGATGCTAATGTAACAGTAACTGGAGGAGCTATTACTAAGCTTCTTATTAGTGCTCCTGGATCTGGCTATACAAAAGCAAAAGTTACTATCTCATCAGATGGTGCTGGTTCTGGAGCAACGGCTCGAGCAGTGATTGGACCAAAAGGTGGATTTGGATTTGATCCGCGTGAAGATATTCGAGCACATTATATCACTATTAACCAATCTTTGACTGGAGATGAGAACGATACGTTTATTACTGGTAACGAATTTAGACAACTTGGTCTTATTCGTAATCCATATAACTTTAATACAACTACTATTTCTTCTGGTGGATCTCTTCGGGCAACAAAAAGCCTGACACTATCGGGTCCTCCTGCAGCTGGTGAATTTACAAATGATTCTACAATCATCGGTTCTAGCACCGGAGCAAAAGGTATTATTGACGACTATGATTCTACAAACGGTGTTGTATATTATCATCAAAACGAAGATACCGGCTTTACAGCATTTACTGTAACTGATGATGTTAAAATCGATGGTACAAGTAATACAGCTAGAGATATTACCGCGGTAGGTGATCCTGATGTAGAACATAATTCAGGAGATATTATTTTCGTTGAAAACCGTACACCAGTTAATCGTGCAGACGATCAGATTGAAACTGTAAAACTCGTACTTGAATTTTAAGGGACAAAAATAATGGCAATTAAGTTTAACGTAGATCCGTACTACGATGACTTCCTTAAGGCAGGCGCGGATGGCCTGTCTCCAAAGGAAAAATATAATAAGGTACTATTTCGTCCTGGAATTGCTGTACAAGCACGGGAGATGACACAACTCCAGTCGATGCTTCAAAACCAGGTTACACAATTTGGTAACCATATGTTTAAAGAAGGTTCGCTTGTAATTCCAGGTGGTAATGCTTATAATAACTATGCGGACTATGTTAAACTATCTGCAATTTCAACTTCGGTAAGTGACTCCCTTATCGGCAAACATTTTAAGAACGCTGATGGACTTAGAGCTAAAGTTATTGCAGCTGTTGCGGCTACTGGCTCTGATCCTGATACTCTTTATGTAGTTTATCAAAATTCAAACGGAACAACTAATACTGATAAAACATTCTCTGCTTCTGATTCTCTTACAGAGCAAGTATGGAATAATAGCACATCTTCATATGATGATGGCACTATTACTGCAACAGTAGGAACAACAACTCCTATCGGCTATGGAGCATTAGTACAGGTTGAAGAAGGTATTTACTTTATTCGCGGCCACTTTATAGTTGTTAAATCTGCAACATTGCTTCTTTCAAAATATACAAATGACGTATCTTTTGATGTAGGCCTAGAGATTACAGAGTCAGTAACAACATCTGCTGAAGATAATACTCTAAATGATAATGCAACAGGAACGCCTAACTATGCTGCTCCTGGCGCACATCGATATTCAATCAAAACAGAATTAAAAACTCAAGCTAACTTTGCTTCTACTATTGATAACTTCTTACTACTACTTCGTGTTGTTAACGGTAAAATTCAAAAGCAAGTACGTGAATCAGATTATAATGTAATCGAGGATACACTAGCTCGTCGTACATTTGATGAATCAGGTGATTATACAGTACGACCTTTTAAAGTTTCAATGAAAGAAGATACTGATGTAAATACTCCAGGAGATGCAACCAAATTAGTTGCTGCCATTGAGCCATCAAAAGCTTATGTTCGTGGTTACGAAATTGAAACGCTATCTACCACAAATCTTTCAGTAAATAAATCTCGTGAAGCGGCATTGTTTGAAGGTGCTTCTGTATCTTCTGTTATTGGTAATTTTGTAAGACTAACTGCTTCTACAGTAACTGGTCTCCCTGATACCACAACATTCGGACAAGTTAATCTTAAGTCTGCAGCTTCAGGCGGCGGGTCTACTATTGGTTTTGCCCGCGTACGCAGTATTGAAAAAGATGGAACTGATTTTAAAGTATACCTTTTTGATATTGAGATGAATGCTTCACAATCATTTACTGCTGTCAAATCTATTCAATCTTCTGGATTCAGTGGTAATGTTACTCTTGTGAATTCTAAAGCAGTTCTTAATGAGCCATCTAGAAATACTATGGTATTTGCCTTACCGTTCAACCGTGTTAAAACATGCGATGATGGTACTGGCGATTTTAACTATGTGTATTTTTCAAATAAAAAGTTTGGTGCAGATACAGTATCTGCTGGGGAAGCTACATTTACTACGTCAGGATCTACTGAATTATTCGAACCATTCGATACAGACAACTGGATCCTTGCTGTTACTTCTGGATCATCTGCTGGTACAATTGTTACCTTAGGCTCAGGAGATATCTCTATCTCAGGTAATAGCCAGTCAGTTGATATTTCAGGTTTAACATCATATAACGGTGAGTCAGTAGAATTAATTGCTGGCGTAAAGAAAACACTTGATCATGATTCTAAATCATTAACAAGTAACGGTTCTCAAAATATTCATCAGGTAGCATTTACTAACCAAGCAACAATTGAAGCAGGTGATTTACAACTAGGTAAGGCTGATGGATATCGTCTACTAGCTGTTTATATGTCAGCTGATTTTAGTACCGATGCGGCTGATACAGATACAGATGTAAAAGAATATTATGACTTTGACAATGGTCAAAAAGATAACTTCTACGGCATCTCAAAGATTACTATTAAACCTGAAACAAACTTTATTCCTACTGGACGTCTCCTTATTAAGTATGAATTCTTTACTCACGATGGTACGGGCGACTTCTTCTCAGTTGATTCATACTCTGGTTTGACAGATGATGATGGCAATACAGTAACATATGAGGATATTCCATCTTATACGGTTAAATCAACAGGTGAAGTTGTAGAACTTCGTTCTGCTATTGACTTCCGACCAAGAGTATCAGATGCTGGTAATAACTTTAGTGGTACAGGAGCTGTTACTAAACTTGTGCCAGAGCCTGCAACTACATTTACAACAGATGTACAATACTATCTGAATCGTAAGGATAAAGTATTCTTAGATAAGAACGGTGAATTTGGAGTTGTCGAAGGTGTATCAGGTCTAAATCCTGAATTGCCAGATGATCCA